GTCCCATAGATGACTGTCTTTGTAGTAGATCATCGTCATCAAACCTGTCAGGGTCTGTTGCTTCTCCTGATTCTGCGCCATTGTCTATATCTTCCTGTAATTGTGGTGCTATTAATCCTTCGTAGGGTGTGATGTCTTTGGGATATCTTGCCGGCCAGACAAATGGTCTATAATTCCGCTCTGCCAGCTTACGATAAACAGTAAAAGTAGTCTGAGGAGTCCCGAGATACATAATACGGCTATCGTCTTTCGGCGTAAGGATGGATTCGGCTTCTGTACAGAGTTGAAGAAGTTTTTCACGCATCAACTCCGTCATACTGTTTCCAGGGACTTCTATATCGTCCAGAATCATTAGGTCTGCACGACTTCCGGTCATCTGTCCTGTGATACCGACTGACTTTACTGAGGGTGCTTGGTGGGGTGAACATAAAACATCAAAGGATATACGTGACCATCTGGCATCATCAGACTTAGGTCTTAGATGCTTTAGCCATGGTGTTTCGATAATTAGCTTCTGTAGAAAGATGCTCATGTTGTCTGCTCGTTCCTTCGATGCAGAAATTATCATTATTTTTTTCTCCGGATCTTTAAAAAGGGTCCATAACACAAAAGCACCAGTAATCCAAGATTTACCAACACCTCGAAAGGCTTGAATCTGGAGTCTCTTGGGTCCGTTCTGTAGGTAGTCTGCGATGGCATATTGTGCTCTTGTTGGAGAAGGTAGGTCAAGCTGGTCCCACAATGCCTGTAGGAACAGCTTAAAATCGCCCTGAAGGGCTGTTAAGGTATCATTCATACGAATGTGTATAGATTAGTTAAAGGCTTACGTCAATCGATTTATCAAGGGTTCTGAAGCGAGGTGTCATTAGTAGAGGATCAGACCAATCATTAGGTGATTCCATTAAGGCTGATAAACCTCTGTAGTTATTGGTTTTATTTCCGTTCAAAACAATTTTCTTACCGTTACCATTACGTTTGCCGTTACCGTTTACTTTGCCGTTACCATTCCCGTTACCATTGTTAGGAGTATACGAGGTATCGTAGCCTTGCCTTTGACCTTCTAAGAATTGTTTAGCATATGCGTGAACTCCACTAAGCAAGTTAACTTTATTCAAGTTTTTTGTAAATGCAGCCATTTTTTTTGTATAGCTGGCATCACGGACATTATATTTTTCACGTAAATTCTTTTGTTTTACTACAGCCCTAGTACGTACATTCTTATCGTAGTTTTCTTTTTCGGTTTTTAAATCTAAATTTCTTTTTATATTACCTGGACCTTTTTCAACAATTTTGTTAAGTTCATTTTTAAATTGGTTTTCAGTAATAACGCCAGCTGCAAATTTTCTTTTTAATCGTTCATAATCAGCACCAAACTCTTGAGTTTCATATTCGTGGTCATATGCCATACCACCTGATCGGTCCTGATTTTTAAATAGTTTTTTACCTTGTCTAACTTCTTTTCCATAACCAGCAGCGGTCATCAATTCATCTGCTTCTGTTAAAATCTGATTTCTTTTATTTATAGATTTTGTTTGTGAAGCGTCTCTTTTTCCTTGTGGTCTAGCTACACCTTGACTCATTTTATAAACTTCACCTTTCCAATTAGGATATTCACCCATTTCAGCAAGGATTGTTCTGTTTAAATTTCTATCGGTACTTTGAAATTCTCCGCTAGTAATAAGTCTATTTCTTATTTGATTATATTCTGTCTCAAATTGTTTTTTTGGTTTTAATGTAGGTTTTAAACCTAGGTCTGTATACAGCTTAGGAATTTGCATAAAAAAAGCACCCTTGCGGGTGCGGATATATTTCTTAGGTGGATAAGTTATGCAGCGATATGATCGCTTATCATCTGTTCTCTAATAGGTCGGCATCCAAATGTCTCTCGACACCATCCGAGCCAATGACTACTACCTTTGCCTTGGTTGCATTTCTGACAGGCGGGAACAACATTCGTTGTAAGATCTTCTCCACCTCTGCAACGAGGTTTGACATGATCGAGTGTAAGTTCGTTAATTTCATAAGTATTTCCGCAATAAACACACTGACAATTGAAGTGCTCTTTAATGGCTCTTCTCCAGAGCCGTTTAGAATCTGAACTTGTCATGGTTATTAAATTTTGTGAGTAATGTTTAGGGCTAGGTAGTAGAGGGGTCATTTACGTATCTTGAGTCTGCTTTTTCGGTTGATTGATGGGCTTTGGAGTCTACCTTTGGTACTACTCCCCTTATAGTGAGCAGCGTCTTTCCCATCTCTATTTCCATAGGTTCCAAGTTTCCGATTAAGTTTGTTTGCATTGACACGTATCTTTAATCCTTTTTTTGTTTTGTTGTACGCTTTTTGTTGAGCTTTGTAGTTACCGTTTGCGTACTTAGCTCCTTTGCTTCGCATAAAGTCTTCTCTTTACTAACTCTGGATCTATTTCTGGTAATACATTCGCCAGCTTTTGTAATGGGTTGCCATCATATGCAACACCACTAATATCGTTTGACTTCAGCCAATCACAGGCTGCTTTTAAGTCTTGAGTAGTAGCTTCTCCGCTTTTAACTCTCTTTAAAAATTCTTCTGTGACTAACTGGTGGAGTTCATTGAACTGTTCTTCAGTTGCCTTTTTCATTTATTTAATGTCCAAACCTTTTTTGACTATCTGTAGTGCTCTATCATCAAGCTCGTTATCAGTCTGCTCTACTAATTTTTCAAGTAAATCAATTACAAAAACCTTAAATTTAGGGCTTTTTAAAAAAGTTAAAACGATTGGTTTTATTAGTGCTAACATTTTCTTTTGGTAATAATGATTGAATAGGAACTATGTCGTGACACATATGTTCGACACGGCTTCCCGGTCTTAGGGTGAAACCCTTTTGTTGTAGTTCTGCACACTTCAATGCGCGAACAAGCTCGTAGTCGAGCCTTAATTTTTCTTCTTGTCTTTTCGCAATTTCTTTACATTGCTTATATCCACTCTTGTCTAGCGGAACCATAAAGTTAACTTGGAATCCCCAGTTCTCATTTAGCTGGTAGCTAGATGGATGTAGTCCATCCAAATCTTCTTTTTCAGACCATGGCTTTGCATGGTTGCCCATATAAAACGGTGAGAATGTCATTGTGCTACCGTTACAAGCCACTCCGGGAGCGTACTGTTGGCGAGATGCAGCTCCATTGTTTTGGAATTGCACCGCCTGATTTGTCACATTGCCCGTCGCGGCTGCTACTGGGTTGGAGGTGTTATTAACTTCAGGTTCGTCTGCTAAAACAGGTGTTACTGAGAGAAGACAGAGAGCGAGGTAACAGTAGTGTTTATAGTCCAATCTGTTGTTGCGTCTATTTGTTCTACTAATCCTGCTGCTCTTGATGTTGTTTCTAGAAGCCAGTCTGCTGTTGGATCTGTTACTGAGAAAGTTGTAGCTGCGTCTGCAATGTCTCCAGAAGGAGTTACATTTGAGCCTGACCAGCTGTTTACCTCTGCTCCAAAGACCTGAGTCTGTTTGACTTCTTGGACTACTTGAGTGGTTGTTGTCGTTGAGTTCATAGACCCCTGTGTAAATTGAGGAGTCACTGTGTTTGCTCTCGCTACTGCGGGTGACAACAGTGCTAAGAGAAGAATCCATTTCTTCATGTTTTTGGTTTAGTTGTGTTTGTTCCGTTTCCGTTTCCGTTCTTCTTACCATTGCCCGTAGACAGTCCAAAAGTGGCTAGTGCGCCCGTAAAAATGCTGGCTACGAAAGTGATGTCGGCAGATGCGTTGGATTTTTTTACCATTGGTAACTCAACATAATTAAGAGTGATAATAAATCCGCTCCATATGACAACACCCAAACGCACGGCAGCACCAAGTATTGCCATTTGTTCTTCATGGTCATCTACGTTCTCTTTTAATTTGGTTAAGAATCCTTTTTTTTCTGGCGGCTTTGTTTCCATTTATCTACTTTCCCTTGTATTGATTTCTGTAGTTTCTTTTTAATAGTGTTAAAGAAAGGTTGAGCAAAGGTAGTTACTGCAACAGCACTTACAGCTGCATAGGTTGCAGCCATAACTACTTCAGTTGTTGGTAACGGTACTTCAAAGTTAAAGTAAGGTATATCAATCTTCGGAGTGGGTGGTTGCTCAGTCTTTTCTTTTGTTTTAGATTTAGTTTCTTTAGGTTTACGTAAATCGCTAGGAGGTACAACTAAAGGTTTGTAGGATGGAATGTCTGCTGTAGGTAGATCTAATGCTGGAGTTGGGTACTCTTGGGCTGGTGGTAAAGCTAAGGTGGGAAGGTGGATTGCTTCACCTAACTCCAAGGCTTACCTACTGATGTTACAGGTGTATTAATTAAAGCAATGTCTGCATTTATCTTTGCTTCAATTCTTGCTACTTCAGTTGAACCTAATGCAGTTTTTACCCATTCAAGAACTTTTGTTTCTGTAAGATTTTCAAAAGCTATAAAATTAGAAGGTAAAGAATTAGGTTTAACAAAATTTACTTCTCCAGTTTCTCTTATTTTTTCTTCAGAACCATCTATACCTTTTACACGATAGATAACTTTGCTTACATAGCCATCAGAGATGTCACGCTCCATCGTGTTTATTTCCCACGTTTTTGTTATCATTAGCTTATTTCTGTAAGATTAAATTTATACTTTTTACCGTTAACACGATTAATTAAAAATAAATCGTCAGCCCCTTCTTGTATGCTCCAAGATCCGTTTGTATTGTCTACCTCATTAGGACTGGAATTAAGGTTAGACATGTTCATATCTTGGGTAGTAACTGAACCATTTACAGTTACACCCGTAGCAGTTGTAGATAGTTTTGGAGTGCTGTACGTTCCAGTGTCATAAAAAAGATCTATACCTCCATTAGCAGTAGCTTTCATAGCAGTTTCAAATGTACCAGCCGTTGGGTCGTGATGTCTGAATTCAAATCTATGTGAGCCAGAAAGAGTTTCAAAATCAATAAATTTTGCAGAATTACCTGTAAAATTCAGTTCATTTGCTGTGTTAAGAGATCCAGTACAAACAAAATTTCCTGAGGTTATATTAAGTGAACCAGTGACATCAAGTCCATTACTATCTACTCTTGTTTTTTCATTACCATCAACATAAAAACGCATATGAGAACCCGGTTGATGACCTGTTGTTGAATTGCCTGCATCAACATTAAAAATTAAACTATCAGTAGCATCATTGCCATTGTTATAAGTTATTGTTGCAAACGAATCTGGATCTCCTGTCGTATCAACTAATTTAAGATGGGGGTTAGCTGTGGTAGATACAGCTAAAGTTCCGGTAGATGTTATATTTCCAGCTGTTACCTCTTGTGATCCAAAATTAGCAGAAGTGCTTTCTAAATTACCCGTTAAAGGATTTAATTTAAGTCCCATAATTTATGCTTTTGTTATTGTTGCTATTCGTCCAGCTGCTGCATATGTAATTGTTAATGTTGCAACTGTTGTTCCACTACTTCCACCCATTTTGTAAGTAATGGTATTAGGGTCTTCGGAACCCGCATTGTCTGCTCCGGTATATGTCAAGGCAACATAATCATGCGCTGGTATAGATAGCCCTTTAAGTACTTGTGTAGGGGCGATTTTGTTATTTACTCTTGTCATTGTTTTTGTTTAAATTGTATTTTTGTTAATGTCATAATATTTTGTACGAACGTGGATAGTTAAACTATTGATCTACTTAATTCAAACCACTTATTACCAGTAACATATACCAAAGTAATTGTAGACCCTGCTGTTATAGATGCGTCTACTCCACCAGCAAGATTCATTCCATTTGAATTATGGTTAAGTGTTAATGCACCAGTAAAATTTAAAATAACAATAGAATTTGGAGATCTTTCATTACCTGTTAAAGTTCCAATATCAATTGACCCTGTAATTTCAAAAAGAATGTCATTATTTGGTAATGTTACAGTTCCAGCACTAGGAACACTCTTTGTTACTTCATTAGTTCTAAGTATATCAACAGACTCATAAAAATTATTTCTAGTTATAACTTCTGAATAAGCTGTTGAATCTATAGCTACCGGCATGGTAATAAATCTTGTATCTGTAATTTGTACTTTTGCATTTGCGTCATTTATGAAAATGCCTTTACTTTTAATATCCTCAAAATGACAACTATCTACATGCAAATCACCACCAGTTAAAACAATAGCCATTCCAGTAGGTAAATCAGTCCTTGTTTCTCCTGTGCCATTTCCGTCTATTCTTGTATCATTTACTAAAAC